GATTCCATTCGTATCTCCAATCACGCAGCATTCCTTTTGAGGGTATCTTCGCTACGGGCTTTAATTACAAAGCATTTAAACACATTAAGAGACATTCTTAGAGCAACTGAACGACTTGCTGATGAACGTGGTGAGTCACCTGATGTCAGTGGTAGTGGTAGGCGTAATGCTCATCTACTCGCTGTTGCTCCTAATGCTTCTTCTAGCATCATATGTGGTGGTACGTCTCCTTCGATTGAGCCATACAGGGCTAACGTTTATACGCACAAAACTCTCTCAGGTTCTTTCCAAGTTAAAAACAAATACCTAGAAGAAATACTTCAAGATAAAGGATTAAAGAAAGATGAGTTGACTGCATTGTGGAAAGACATTGCAGGTAACGAGGGTTCAGTACAACATCTTGATGTTCTTACAGATGATGAGAAAGAAATATTTAAGACTGCTAATGAGATAGATCAGATATGGATTATTGAACATGCTGCTAAACGTCAAGAGTTTATTTGTCAAGCACAGTCAGTTAATCTTTTCTTTACTATACCTACAGCTACCGAACCACAGGAAGTACATGATGAGTATATGCAGTATGTCAATGATGTTCATTGGTATGGTATGAACAAACTTAAATCTTTATATTACTTTAGAACTAATGCTGCTCGTAATGCAGAGAACGTAAACACTAAAGTACAACGTATTAAATTAGACGATGCTGAATGTATCGCATGTGAGGGATAATATGAATTGTTGGCATTGTGGAACAGAGTTAATCTGGGGTGGAGATCACGACATAGAAGACGAGAACGATGAATACATTATGGAAACTAATTTAAGTTGTCCTAAATGTAACTCGGCTGTAATAATTTATTTACCAAAGGATTAATATGAAACAATCAGAATTTGATACTGTGTTTAGTCAGAAGTTTTCTGGCTTTACTAGTAGGATGTGGTTAGATTATTGTGATGAAAATAATAATCCATTCGCACAAACAAAAGATTACGCAGGATACGTAATTGAAAATTTTAAATATTTAGTTAAGAGATTTAACAAGGAGAACAGATGAGTTTATTAGACACAAGAGATTATTACAAACCTTTTGACAACCCGTGGATGTTTGATTACTACGTGTTACAGAATCAAATGCATTGGATGCCGGAGTCAGTACCTTTACACACCGATGTAAAAGACTGGCAAGAATTAGATTCAAAAGAAAAGAATTTACTTACACAAATCTTTAGATTGTTTACTCAATCTGATGTAGATGTTGGTGCAGGATATGTTGATAGATACATGCGTATCTTTAGAAAGCCGGAAGCTAGAATGATGATGGGTTCGTTTGCAAACATGGAGTCTATCCATCAACATGCATACAGTTTACTGCTTGATACAGTTGGTATGCCTGAGATAGAGTACAAAGCTTTTGCAGAGTACGAAGAGATGGCAGATAAACATGAGTATGTTCGTAAGCTTAAGACAACTAAGTCGGATAAAAAAAGCATTGCAAAAACTTTAGCAGTCTATTCAGCTTTTACAGAAGGACTACAGTTGTTTAGTAGCTTTGCAATCTTGTTAAACTTTCCACGCTTTGGACGTATGAAAGGTATGGGACAGATAGTTACGTACTCTATACGTGATGAGTCTATGCACGTTGAAGCTATGACTAAATTGTTTCGAGAGTTTATCCAAGAAAACTTAGATATATGGACAGATGATTTTAAAGCAGAACTCTATGATATATGTAGAACAATGGTAGTGCTAGAAGATAAGTTCTTAGACCTAGTGTTTGATATGGGAGACCTTGAAGGTCTTACCAAGAAAGATATGTATGCTTACAATAGATACATAGCTGATAGAAGATTACTTCAGTTAGGATTAAAAACAAACTATGACCAGAGAGAGAATCCTCTTGGTTGGTTGGATGAAGTGATGGGTGTTGAACATCAAAACTTCTTTGAAGGTCGTGCTACTTCTTATATGAAAGCAGGACTACGTGGTAGACAAGATAAGATAACCTTTGCAAACTTGGAGAGTGATAATGGTTAATAAGAACGAAGCAAACTTAGTAAGTTTTAAAGTGCTTCTTACACGCAAGAATGAAATAGTTACAGAGTTTAGTATGTTGCCGGAGGATATGGTCGATGAGATATTCCCTCTTGATGAGAGAGACTTAATCAAAACAATCCTCCGCAACGGTAAGAATAAACTGGGAGACTTACATAATTATTTTCAAAGAGAGTTAAACGTTTTGAAATAACTATCCTGCTAAAGGATTCTTATTCTCTTCTTTAAATATTTTGATATCAGTCTTAACACTTTCGATATCAGCTTTCATACCTGACATATCAGACCTGATAGACTCGAGGTTATTAATTTTAAGTAAGATAGTTTCATCAATAGTTTTATTAATATATTCTACTGATGTTTCTAACGCTTCAATCCTATTGATAACCTCATCCACTCCTTGCTCAGTTTCTTTAGCTTGTTGAGCTTTTGATTCTAAGTTTTCTATTCTATTCACATAGGTCGCACCTGTGTATCCAAACCCTGCAAGAGTTCCAATGATACCCATCAATGCAATAAACTGTGTTGTTTTATTTTGTAACCAATCCATAATATTCTCCTATAATTTTGGTTGTAGTTCTCTCATCTCAATCAGTGTTTCTAAACTCTGACCTGCCATTTGATAAAAGCCTTCGATGTTATCTGACAACATATTGTTGGCATAGATATCTGTTGACTCATACCATGTATCTTGGTCGGGCAATGTCACTAACCTATAGTTATTAAAGTTAGGAACAAAACCCATGTAAGCTATGATAGTATTCTCTGAGCCATACTCACCCGTCTCTTCTTGTTTAGCTTCAACATCATCTTGAGCAGCTTGTAAGTTTTGGGCTATGACATTGGCTACAGTTTGTTCTGTCTCTGTAGCTGATGCATCTGTAGAAACTGACACATCTATTTGACTTTGTAAAGTTTGAGTAGGTGTTACACTGACTGCGACACTCGTTGTCTCAACTGTCTCAGCTTCAACGCTTACAGAGCTTGTAGAGTTACTCACACTAAAGCTTGTACTCATGTCTAAGACTTGGTTGTTCTGTGCAGTAGATGATGCAAACTGTGCTGACATACTAGGTGAGTTACTTGTACTCATACCACCACCAGAACTAGACGATGATACGCTAGAAGCTCCTGTCGTGCCACCTGTAGCGTGTATAGAATTACCTGATGTAGTTCCACTAACACTAGCTTGAGCTGTGCTTAGAGTAGAGGAGATAACGTTCAGTGCCATTTCTCTACTTATTGAACTCTTACCTTCTGGTAGTATAGCACCAACAACTATCTCTTCTTCTTGTAGTTCTTCTACTCTTTCTTCTTCTACTTCAGCTATACGTTCTTCTTCCATCTCCTCACGCATCTCTGCTATCTCTTCAAAGACTTCTTCTACAGCTTCTTCTTCAAAGACCTCTTCAATAAATTCTTCCTCCGGCTCTTCTGCATACGCAAGTTCTTCTTCCATTCTTGTCTCTTCCTCAAACCATTCCTCCAGTTCTTCAATAGTTTCCAATTCAATAAACGTGTTTGGTTCTGCATAATCTTCTACAAGAAATGTTTCTTGAAAGATAAACTCATCAATCAACAACTCTTCTACCGGCATAAATATTTCTTCTTCTTGCATAGGTAAGTCTTGCATAACTTCAAAAGGTTCGTAGTATTCTTCACGAGTAAACATCTGTTCAAAGATTATTTCTTCTTCGTATACATACTCAGGCTCTTCAAAAAAGTCATACTCAAGTTCAAACACATACTCTTCAAAGATTTCTGGCTCTTCAAAAGTGTCATACATGTCATACTCTTCTTGATAACCATAGTCAATCTCTTCTTCAAAGTAAGCCACTGAATCTTCTTGTCTATAGCCTTGACAGAATGGTCCATACTGTGGGTCTAGATTACACTGAAGATCGTCATAGGCATCCCAATAGTAAGGACATGACTCAGAGTATAACTGGTCTATGTTGCACTGTTGAGTTTGATAAGCTGCTGCATAACCCGAACAGCTTGAATTGTTTAGAGGATTACTACAATCAATACTATTATTATTACTATATAAAGAACCACCATTTTCTAAGTTTTGATTTTTATCAGAGTTATTCCAGTCATAGTTATAACAAGATGAGGTATTGGTAGAGCCTGTATTACATTCATCGTGGTAGTAATAGGTGTATATCTCATCAGACTTACCTTGCTCACCAATTAAAACATCGTGCTGAATAATATCTAATTCACCATACCTATACTCAAAAGTATCGTTAGTCCATAGTATAACTTCAAAGCTGTTCTCAGATGCACGACTGTACTCTTTCATGTCATACCAGCCAAAGACTGCCTTATCACTAAAGTTTTTGGCTAACATTTGAGAGTTGTTAGCTCTAATGAGGTCAGTCCAAAATGGAAACAGTGTATAGTTGTATTGTGGTAGTGGGTCAGGTGTATAGTCTCCACAGTAATCATTATAGTTTACGTTACCTGTACCCAAACCAAAGTGAAGACACCCATTCGTAGCCATACGAGCAGATGTAAAAGATTCTCCATAGAAATCAAACGTAAAGTCTAAATTAAATGCAGACGAAAGCTGGTCGTCTCCAGAGTTTAGATTGGTTGTACCTGATTGATTAGTGAGGTCTATTAAAGACTGATTGCCTTCGTATATGTATTGACCAAAGACATTAAGACTTAAAAGACACGCTACTGCGTAGCATAAAATTCTTTTCTGCATTGCCTTTTAGTTTTAGTTTTAGTTGTATAAATAACTTTGACTGCCCCAACAACATCTTTGTTTATCTTGTCTCTGTTAGGATTTCTGTCGTGTGTGCATTGCTGTATAAAAAGTTTTTCTTGTTCTTTAGCATCAGGTCTTTTAGATTTGTTTTCTGCCCAAGCTTTAGTTGCTTCTTTACCTATCTGACCTTGATAAGGGCAAGGAGTACCAGCCATTTCCATAGCCTTAAATACTCTTGGGTCTTGACAAAGTATAGATACTGAAGCCACTTTCATACCGGTATCATACAGATACTTGGAAAGTTTTAAGCGTTCACAGTTCTCGTCAGTCACAGTAGCTCCTGTAGAGAACCCAAATACTTGCCCTTGAAAGGCACCAGAACGACCTACAGTACAGAGGTCTTGAGAGTAAGACATAATACTAGGTGCTATAGCAGAAGCAGGAGGTGCTTTGCTTTTTACGTTCTGATTAATAGTCTGAGTAGAGTTAGACTCGTTAATATTTCTATTAGTATTATCAGACTTTGTATTGTTATTATTGGTATTAGTATTGTCAGTAGTAACATTAGAGTCTGATGTAGATTGATTAACGTTAGTATTGTTATTAGTATTTGTATTGTTACTAGTAGAATTACTGTTGTTATTTACGTTCTGATTTACTGTAGAGTTTACAGTAGAGTTAGATGTAGACGTAGATGTGTTGACGTTGTTATTAGTATTGGTATTATTGCTTGTAGATGTGGAAGTATTAACGTTGTTATTTGTGTTAGTTGAGGTATTAACATTGTTATTATTGTTAGTCGAGGTATTAGTATTAGTATTTACATTAGTATTATTATTAGTATTACTATTGGTATTAGTGTTGGTGTTGGTATTATTATTAGTATTGTTATTGGTGTTGGTATTTGTAGTAACCGTAGTATTAATAGTAGTTAAACCATTGTCTTCACAATACTGTGTACCCGAAGTACAGTCGCCTGTTGGGTCTGAACTTACAGCAAATGACATTGTTAATAAACCTAATATAAATAATGGTCCAAAAAATCCTCTATTTAAATCACCTCTTGACACTTTATCTCCTATTTAGTTTTTGATGTTGATGTGTATAATCCAAACCATGCAGCACCTGCTCCCACTACTACTGATATGAACCCTGATTGTTCCATTGTTGGGTCACTAATTTCCATAAACCAAAACGTGGTATAGTATAATAAGAACATATACACACTTAAAAAAGCTCTAGGTATTATTCTCCAACTATCCACAGCTTGTGCTACAAATATTAATTTTTGATAAGGGTTATCGTTCTTGATATCCTCTAACTCTCTTATCCTATCTTTAAGTGCTGACTTTTCTTGCAGCAACTCCATAAACTTATTAAGGTCTATCTCGACCTCATTCCTATCCATGTCGCCACTAAAGCCACCCATATTATTCTGTTGCATAATGCCCTCTTATTTTTTAACTAGGCTGCCACCAAAGTACATACCTATGATTGCTGATACAAGGTTTGTATCTAATTGTGTTATTACCAAGCCTTGAAATGTTATCCATTCAAATACTTCTCTACCATCTGAAAAGAATAAAAAGCCCGGTTGAAATAGTGTATATCCTACTGTTACATCTACACTCGGATAATATACTGCTACCAGTTTAGGTAGTATAACAATTGCAAAGATAGAGGATAACGCAATGATACGTCTTGTCCATTGGAATCCTTTATCTTGTACGTTACGTGCAGACTCTACAGCTTTAAGCTGAAACTCTCCTCGTGTAATAAGCATCTTCTGCTCATCTTGTTTAGCCTTCATACGCTGAGACCACAGACTTAACACACTACTCAATAGAGTAGAGCCAAGCATAGTTATAATTTCAAATGGGAACATCATACACCTCTTCTAATAGTTCTTCGTAAAGCCTTCTAAAGTTTTCTAACTCCATAAAACTTAGCCCCTGTCCAATCTGGTGCATTCTATAAATGTTATAGGCTATGCCTAATTGTTTCTCTGTGTAAAGTAGCATATTATTCCGGGCTGTTCCAAAGTTTATTAGTTCTATCAATTGTTGCTTGATTATATTCAGGAACCTTTGAAGCTAATGTATGGTGCTGATATAAGTAGACATTCTTACCAGCTTGTTCATCACCTAAAAAGTAAGGAACTAAATGTTTGTCACTTCCTTTTTTTTCAAATATATCTCCATAAAATAATAACTGTTGAGCTTCATCATTTAATTTACTTGTATCTTTACTCTCTCGTATACCATCAAATATATTTTTATCTTTAGGGTCGAGTCTTCTCAATGTTCTATTAATTGCTGGTTCTACACTATCTCTTAAAAATTGATATTTACCTGTAGCAGAACTTCCCAATAAATTAGAACCTAAAAGTGCATTTCTGTTATTACTTTCAATCTTTCTTACGTTGGCTGCTAATCTTTGTGCAGAGTCTTTAAATTGTTCAAAAGATACATCTGACATTTCAGGATATTGTGTTTTAAATCTATCATAGTGTTTGGCAAGAAAATTATTTACTCGTTGTGTATCTTCAGGACTAGGTTCTTGTCTTTCTGTTTTTAATTTATTCACCGTATTAGCAGCAACTTCAGATGCTTTTTCAAGAGTATCTTTTATTGTTCCAAAAATAGTACCTTGGTTTAAACCTAATCTATCCGTTTGTTCTTCAGATGAAACATTACCACTTCGAGCTTCATCATCTACTTTTTTTAGTAGTGCTGCTGCAGCCGGTATAGCGATACCGTATTTTTTTGATATCTCAATAATCCGTGCATCAAATATAACATAGTTTTTATTTTTCTTACCCTTTGTTTTTCTAGTGAAACCATCATTATATTTAATTCCCATAACACCAGATTTTTCTAAAATATCTTCTACATATTTTTTATCTGAAGTATTACCTTTATTTAATAGTTTATTAATACTACTAATAAAATCTTCTCCAGTTAAATCTCCCATTGTTACCCAAGCATCTGACACTAATTGTTCTCTATCTATGTCAATAGAATCTTTAGTCCAGCTAGGATATCTACTATATAAATCAATAAACTCGGTAAGCTGTCTATTATCTAAACGTTCTACCGCAGTTTCAGCAGCACTAATAACTCCTCCTGATTGATTACTCATTTTTGCATCCCAATCTAATAGATGTTTATTTGTTGTTTTTAAATTTACTTTGTAAAGATTTCCAACATCATCTGGTAAAGGTGTAGTTTTAAATGTTTCTAACTCTTTATCTTTGTCTATAGCTTTTAAAAGGAAGGCTTGTCTTTCTTTATTGTTTCCAGCTTTTTTAGCTTTTTCTGCTTGATCTAATAAGTCTTGGTATTCTTCATTTAATTTTTTAATACCTTGACTTTTACTAATATTTTTTTTGTATCCTTTTGCAATCTCTTCAGTAGTTGTAAAGTATAGTCCTTTACCAAATGCCATAGCACCTTCACCAGACATTAAAAATTCTGTAGAAAACTTATCAAAATCACTAGGTGTTCCGTGCATTGCTTCAATACCTTTAAAGCTTTCATCTTCTAATATTTTTTTCTGGCTATATGGCAAAGGTAATATGTCAAGTTCTGTCGCTGAATAACGTGGTTTTGGTTTACTAATGTTTTCAACAATCTCTTTACCAACAAGTTTACCTAATCCTCCAAATGCAAACCCCAGCCTATCCATTTGTTCTTGGTAAGGTTCACCAGTGTATGGATTAATTCTATCTGCTGGGTTTTCTTTTGTGTAAGGTACTTTGTTTTCTCCTTCAACTATACCACCTGTAACATAATTACTTCTATAAAAGTCAGTATAGTTACGAGTATATTTTCTATCTTTAGGTCTATCTTTTATACCTAGAGCATAGGCTGCTTCTTTGTCTATTTCTTTTGCAAATATATTTAAATCATCGTAAGGATTAGCACCAATATATTTATTCATAAGACCTTTAGTTCCTATGAATGGAGTTTTACCTGCTGCTGTTTCAACTAATCCTTTTCTTCCTAGAAGTAAACCAAGAGTATCAGTTACTGTTGGTCCTCCTAAACTTAAGACTGAAACTGCAGGATTTTTTGTATATTGAATAGAGTTTTTAAAACGTAACCCATATTCAAGTGGACCAAACAGTCCAACCCTTTGAAAAGCTTTTATAAAGTCTTCATCTTCAAAACCTTCTTCTACTATTCGATCTCTGTTATCTTCATTAGACCTCCAGTAGTTTGTGCCTAATGCTAAACTTGTAGCCATTAAACCAAAAGCTCCTAGCTTTGCCCCATTAACGGTAGGATTATTAACTGCTGATCGAATATAATTTTTTAAGACTGTATTACTAAACACGGTTGGGTATCTTAAAAACTGTGTTAAAATATCTACTTTTGGATTTGTCATAAAGATAGGTATTCTTGCTCTATCTCTACCTACAGGCATGATAACTTCATTTACAAATCTACCTGCTCCTTGAAGAACTGACTTATAAAAATCATCTTCGTATTTAAGCTGACCTGTTAGAACACCATCTTTTCTTTCGGCTCCAAACCCTGTCTTAGCTCCACTATTTAACCATCTAAGTCCATCGTCTATGTCTATTCCTAGATCAAACACTTCACTTTTTAATAGTTGAATATTACGTACTTCTTTTCTACTTAACTCTTTGGTTGCTGTCTCATTAAATATATCAACACCTTCTTTAGAAAGTTTATTTAATTTTTCTAAGTTTTCTTTTATTAAGTTTTTTGCAATATTAAACGAAGCTAACTGTACAGATTTTGTCCAAGGAGTAAGTAAGTTAAGTCTAAAGAATCCTCGTGCTTGTTTTTTTAACCATTCATTTTGTAGTCCTTCACCGGTTAAACGATTGGTAGATTCTGCTAACGATTCATCCATTGCCATAAATACTTGATTCATTTCTTTTTGTATTTGTGAATCTGGCATATCATATTTCTTTCTTAACAGAATAGGAATATCTTGTACAAAAATTTTATGTCCTTCTTTTACTCCACTTAACGCATCTTGAACTGGTTTAGTAACAGAACCACTAGTTTTTGTTAATGGAATCATTGCTTCTGTTAATGATGATACTGTAGCTAACGGTAGATATGCTAATGAGTTAGCAAGTTTCATTGTATCATATGCACCTTGTATTCTTTGGCTATCAAAATAATTTACTTGTCCAGTTATAGATTCATATAACTTAGTAATTCTTTTTCTATCTCCTCTAGATAATCCTCTTCCTCCTCTAGCTTCTCTTAGCTCTCTATCCATTGGGTCTAACCATCTAGCAGCAAATTGATTTGCATTAGATTTTGTGCTAAATCCCGGCAGTAAAAAACTTTTCTTATGCTGTATAGCATTAGCAGCATTCATGTAGTAAGTTACCACAGTGTTTAAATCATTGGTTAAAAACTTTTCAAAAGCGTTATCGTTTAAATCTTGAAATGCTCTTGACTGTGTTAATAAAATAGAATGTGAAGAAAACAACTCGTTGTTCTTATTAAGCATATCATTAATAAGATCAGAAGCATCAGCTTTATCTTTAACAACGTTTTCACTAATTAATAAATCTGCAAATGTTTCTCTGTTTTCTTCAATTGCTTTTCTGTCCCAGCTTCTTGTAAAATAATTTGGAAGTTTTCTTTCTTCTTTTATAAGACCTGCTTCAATAGCATCATCAAATATTTTATTAAAAAACCCTCTTAAGTCTTTTGCAACTTGTTGAACATCTTCGCTGTAACCTTCAGGTTTATCTCCTCTTAAAATTCTAATAACACCTAATTCGTCTGCTTCTTTAAATGCACCAGCTTTACGTAGTGGGGCAGTAGCTTCATCAAATACGCTATGATATTCACCTCTAAGATTTTCTAGTAGTTCACCGTGTCCTAATGCTACACGTTCTCGTGTTAGTCCACCAAAGCCACGACTAAAATCTTCTCGCATTAAATTACCAAGCTCTCTGGTAATAGGAGAAAATTTTGCCTTTGTATCTAGTATAGATGTAGCTGAACCAATTGTATTTGCTTTTAAAATGTCTCCAGCTTCTAAAGTTTTTGAAACTTTATCTTGAAAACTTCCCGACTCAAGTGTTAAATAACCATCTTCTGAATAAAGCCTATTCATTTTACTATAGAAAAGATTACCTTTTTGTAAAGCTCCACCAAGTAATCCACCTGTTAAAGTTCCTAACGCAGCAGTACCAGCTAACTCTGGTGTAGAATATAGTTTTCTGATACCAGTATTTAGTTCAGTTGTTTGTCTAAAGTGATTGTCTAGTCCTGTCCATGCTCCTACTTCTGCACCTGTGACTAGGGCTGCTTTCTTGACAGCTTCTTTCCCTTCTTTTTTAAGTTGACCTGCTATAATACTTTTAGGAATGGTAGGACCTACAAAGTTTTTAGCTACTTGTAACCCTGCTGTTGCGACTCCTTGTCTTGCAGCTAACGATGCTCCGCCTGTTACAGGAGTAAGTAATGCTGCTGTTATAGCAGTGGGGTCGGTGGTAATATCAATAGCTGCATCTTTAACCAATCCAAAGAATTGTTTCATGCTTCCTAAATCAGCATTATCAAATTCTTTTCTTAGATAATTATAATCTTGTTTTTGTTGATCTGTAAAGTTAGCACTTTGTGCAGCCCGTCTCATACCAGAGTATAAATTAAAATCAGAGTCTCTTAAATATTCAAACACATCATCAGAGTTTTCACCCACAGATTGTAAAAACCTTTCAGAGACTTCTAAAAATTGTTCATCTTTTTCTAGCTCGTCTAAAGTTTTTTTACGTCCAGCATAGCCTGAACCAATTGTCAAATTATTTTTAAGAGTGGGAAGACTTCCTTTAAGAATGCCTACACCTGTTAAAGAAGTTAATGCCATTAACTATCCTTGAGTATTATATTTTGAACCACGTCTTAATCCTCTAGTATTTACAACACCTCTTGGATTTTCAATTCTATATCTATCCCACCATGTTTCGGGAATAACTTCAAAGTCTTCTCTTTTTGCCATTTGAATTGGTCCAGAGTATTCTCTTTTATCAAGTTCATTTTCAATTCTATTTCTTAATTGCACACGAACTTTAGGTGTTGCAAATATGTCACTTATTCCCGGTAAAGGAGTTAAGCCTGATGTTTTTCTGCTATCTAAAGAAATATCAGAAGGTAATCCTAGTCTTTCAGGCAACGAACTTGAACGACCTACACCTCTAGGCATAGTATTTAATCTCAAGGTTAAAAGTTGACCATCAGATAAACTTTCTAAGTCCATCTGAGCTACAAGTTTATTAGCATTTTTTAAATAATAACCACCCTCTAAAGGAACAGGATTAAAATCTACATCACTAATAGAAGGTTCTAGAGTTGTAAGATTTGCACCACTATAAATATCACCAGATGTAATATCTTGTTCATTTAAACTGATGCCAGAGTCTATAAAAATAGAATCAATTTTTGTTTTAAGTTCTTCTCTTTCATCTAAATCTAATTCAAGTTTAGTGCTTGTATTAACAACATCTATATATCTATTTCTTAAGGTTACAATGTCTTCTTCTCTATTAGCTTTTCTTAATTCATTAATCATTTTTGGAGTATCATCTAATATAGATTCATCAAAGCTTGTGCTTCTATCTGTTAATCTTAAGTCTATTAAATCTGCTTCAGTCATTCGTGTGGTTGTCATATTATTTTGATCTAAAAATGACAAGACAGCTATTTGAAATTGAATAGGATCATATTTGTTTTCCCAACCTTTATTATTTTTTGTAAAATAATTTTCTGTCATTGAAGCATATGTACCCATATTTGCTTGATAATTAACATCTGCTAACGCAGCTTTATTTGCTTTTTTATCTTGAGACAATATTCCACGAAATACTTCAATATAAGTTTGTTTTTGTTGAGATGTTCCAGCAAGAGATTTGTTCTCCTCAAAAATATCTTTATATGTTACACCAAGACCTTTTGCTTGATTGGGTTGATTATCATTGTCATAAGCATCTGCAACTTTAAATAATCTTGACGGGTCTTCTTCAAAATATTTTCTTTTGTCATCTGAACTTAAATTTTCATATAAAGTAATTAAGTTTCTTCCAGCGTTTTCTTTAACTTTATCTCGTGTTAGATATTCTTCAGGATTAAATTCACCGCCTACAATCATCATATAAGTTCTATTAAGAGCTTGGTCTGATGTTAGTCCGGGATTTTCATCAAGAACTATATTTAAAGCTTCGTGATAAAAACCATCTTTTAAACCTCCATACTCTGGAATATTTTTAACAGCATCTCGAAGCAGGGGAGTCCCTTTAAAATAAAGACCACTTCTATCAATGTCTTTATTTTTAAATTCTAAAGGAGTATATAAACCTTCAATAACTTGTTGATTTTCAATACTGTCTCTAAAAGTTGATCGGTCTTCTTTAGCTAGTTTTAAATCATTTTGAAGTTTTAATAAACTTTCATTAGTTGTAACAAGTTCTCCATCCGGAGTTCTTTCAGTTTTAAAAATTCTATTCCAAAGATTTCTTACCAATCCTTTTTTAGTTGGGTCATCTTCCACAAGTTTTAACGCAGCATAATATTCATCTACTGCTCTTTCATTAAACTTTTCAAATGTTCGTATCGTTGCTCTAGGGTCTACTTCCAAACGTTCCATCTCTCTTTGTAGTTTTTCTCGTTCATCATTATATGCTTTATACATAGCATTTCTAATATTTTCTGGTTGATTATCTACTTCAGACCATGTAACTCGTGCTTCAACAGCTTCATTAGTATTATTAATTACTTTTGCAGCTTCTTCATTTAAAAATGTTTCTTTGTTTTCTAAATATCTTTTTAGTCTTGCTCTTTCATCTACAAAAGATTCATACTCAGCTTGGTTAGTTTTAAAAATATCATTATACTGTTCTTTAACATCATTAGCTCCATCAAGAACACCTTGCTTAAGACTAGCACCAACTCCCTTTAAACCATCTGCAATTACTTGTAATCCTATTCCTTTGTATACATCTTTTTGATAAGAGTCACCAGTACTAGATAACAAACTTCTGGCTATTTTTCCATAAGTTTCTGACATAGGTTTAAATGGACTTTGTTTAAAATCTGCCATTAGCTTTCTCCTTGACTTAATAAACTTCTAATTTCTGGACCTTGTTCTTTAACTTTGTCTAGAATGTTTTGTGGTACAACACCACTTTTAATTTTTTCAGGTTCTATTTTTTGTTTCATAGTTCCGTTTTTAATATCTTCAAAGACAGTTCTAAACTCGTTTACTTGTTGATTAAACTCTTCTTCGTAATCTTCATCATCTAGTTCATCTAAATCATTACTATCTTCAATGTTATATTTAATATTAGCTTCTTCACCAATTGCCATAATAATATACATAATAGGTTCGGCTAACAACATTAAAACATCAGGGTTAAATTTACCCTCTGTAAATTTTGCATAGAGTGAAACCATTGCAATGTCTGCAACTGGTGCACCGTTAGCTAAAGCCTGTACAATATTTTTCATTGCTTCTGGTTGAAATATTAAACCAACCATGTAATCTAATGCATGTTTAGGATTAGCAAACTCTGGAGGTCTTTCCCAAGGATAAGGTTGTTCAGGGTCATTGACTAAACTTTGTCCGGGAATTGCACCACCTTGTGAAGATAGATCAACAATTTCATCTAACGCTTCTTGATTAAACCTAGACTCTCCTCTTATTTTTGGTCCATTATCTGGAGCCATTTCGTCAATTGTAAATCCAGCATCTAACCCGTCTACAATAATTTGTCCAGCAGCATCACTAATACTGTCTGAAATAATTGGTCTTGGACCTCTGTTAGGTTTTGCCATTATGCTACCTCTATGGTTTGTTGTTGAAACAGTGGCATGTTACCTGCTTCTGCAGTGTTACTAAATGTAAAATATTTTGAGTAATCATCTGGATTAATATTTAACTCGTTACTATATATACTAATAGGGTCTTTTCGTGCTCCACCTTCTTCTCCAATTCCAGAACCTCCTCTTCCTGTTGGGTCTCCTGCCATTAATGAATTTGCATAGACTCCAAACATAGTACTAGCTGCTGAACCTGCAGCACCTGATAAAAATGCAGTTGTTTTAGGATATCTTTGTGTTATGCTTAATGCTTTTTCTGTAGGAGTTACAACTATTGGGTCTGCTAAAGGTGTGCTAACAGGAACACCGGGTATTGCTGTTCCCTGTGCTGTAGTAACAATAGGGTCTGCTAAAGGAGTACTAACATACGGAGTAGTAGCTGTTGTTCCTTGTGCTGTAATTGTATTAGTCGCATCTAATTGAGGACCTAATGTTCTTGCTCCTGTTCCTGCTGTTCCCGGAGTTACAACCGTCTCACTTATTCCCGGAACCGTACCTGCTGCTCTTGGAGCAGTTACAACCGTTTCAGTTACGTCTGGGATTGCACCCGGAGCTGCTTGAGCAGTAGCTGTTACACTAGTTCTACCTGCTTCAGTTGTAAGACCTGTAAAGTCTGTAATAGCAGCAGCAGCGTTTCCAGCAGCAGCACCTACAGTAGCAAAAGGAGTTGCAATAAATTTAGCTGCTGTTCCTGCTGCTCTAGCTACTGCAGTAGACGTACCAAATAAAGTACCACCTGTAACTGCTTGACTAGCGTTCATCATCCATCCAGCAAATGTACCACTGGCTGCTGTACCTCCAGTAAAAGCTGCCACAGCAGCTCCTCCCGTCACTACGACTGCAGCAGCAATAGCTAATGCTTTAAGTATTTTACTAGAGCTAATTTTTTTAACTACTTTTTTAACTCCTTTAACAACACCTTTAACTGCTTTTTTAATACCACGTGTTACTTTTTTAAAAGCTTTTTTAATTGATTTAAATAATCCCATTGTACTATCCTATTATATCCTCTGTTATAACACCTATTAAATTTTTTAAGTTTCCTAAACTTGAACTATATTTAGAAGGGTCTGAAGCTAGTGCAGTATTTACAAGTTGTGCAATTCTGCTTCGTTCATTTTCACCAGCTCTAAAATCAAAATCAGCTTGATCTCTTAGTTCCTGCCATAAGAAAGATTGTGCAGTTTGTGACATTGAAAAAGCATTCTGTGCGTTCTGCATGTTGACTGCGTTCTGAGCAGCAGTGTTAGCTACGTTTGTTTGTCTTCTCCACTGTACGTTAGAAGCTTCAACAGCAGCAACGTTTTGTGCATTCCATTGATTCCTTGCAAAGTCTTGATTAGCATTAAACTGATCTACTTGTGTTGCTAACTGAGCATTAAATTTATTTACATCAGCTTCTCTTTGTGCATCTCTAGCTTCAGCAGCGTTAGCTTGTGTAGCATTAAATTGTGCTGTAGCATTTTGTTGACCTGCGTTAAACTGATTAATCTGAGCATTTAAACTAGACATAAACTGATTAGTTTGATTTTCACTTGCAGCATTAAACTGAGCTGCAGCATTTTGAGCAGATTGATTACTTAACAAACGTTGCTGAGTTTGTTGAGCTTTTAATATATTTGATTGCTGTTCATTACTTAGGTTAGTTAAATCCATTTGTAAAAAAGCTTGAGCATTTTGTATTTGAGTACGCTGATTAAAATCTGCATCAGCTAAATTAGCTTGAGCCATCATTACAGCATCTTGCATAATACCTTGTTGGTCCATACTAGCATCTGTTAATCCTACAGTTTGTAAAAACTTACTGTTAGATAATGCGGTTTGTTGGTCAGCACTAAACTGAGCCATGTTAAGTTGGAAGACATTACTTGCATTTGTTAATGCTGTTTGTTGTCCTCTAGCTGCGTTAGCTTCAGCTTCTTGTGCTTCTATTGTTCTTTGTTGTCCAACACTAGCTTGTATCGCTTGTGCATTAGACTGAGCAATAGGCATTGCTGATTGTATAATAGCATTGAGCAAGGCATCTCTTCCGACTGTGGATGCGGACATACCACGTTGAGCTAATACAGACTCTACTGCTGCTACAGCAGGTCTAGCCCATGTAGGAATCTCACCTTCTTCAATACCTTTTAATAAGCTATCTATCTGATTAGATACTAAAGCTTCTTCTGGTAATCCTTCAATAATACCTCTTTCAGCTTCACTAAAGTCTGCTAGTCTATCTTCTAAAGCTTCTGGGTCGTTACCAAGCTCTGTGATATCTGCATCACTTAGTCCAGCATTTGCTAATTGTTTTTTAGCCCTTGTTACTCTCGCTAAAGAACTACCAACGTTTATTACAGCAGTTGATTGAGCTTCAGGACTTAACGTACCAATAACTCTTTCAGTTAAAGCACCTTCAGGTATTTCTACATCTGCAGCTTCAATAGTAGGTACACGTTCAACACCTGCAGCTTGAGCAATAGCATCGTCTGATACAGCTCCTGTTGCAGATTCTACTTGTGCATCTGTGCCAACTGTAGTTGCTGCCATTTGTGCAGCTTGTATTTGTTCTGGTGTTTGAGCTTGTGCAGTTTGATCTACTGTAGTTACTTGTTCTGGTGCAACACCCGGTGCAGTTCTTGTTTGAACTGTAGTTGGGGCAGCCATTGTTGTAACTTGTTGAGGAGCAGTATCTGGAACTTGAACTGCATCTGGAATAACAGCCTGTGTTGGAACTTTACCAGCAGCAGCATCGTCAATAGACTGTCTGAGTGCAGCTTTCTTTGCTTCTTCTGCAGCCTTTGCAGCTTCTTCTGCAGCAATCTTATCTGCAGCAGCTTTATCCGCAGCAGCCTTATCTGCAGCAGCTTTATCCGCATTAGCTTTAGCTGCATCAATTGCAGCTTGTTGATCTGCAGTTAAAAGGTTAGGATTAAAATATTGTATAGGCTCGTTTGGATTATATCCGGAAGTTCCGGGAATATTTACACCGGGATAACTTTGTTGAAATTCATCTCTACCTCTTGAATCGGCAGGAACTTCATAATCTTCTGCAATTAAATCAGGCTGTGGAGCAGGAGTAAAAGAAGGAGTAGGAGCTGGTGTTGGTGCTGGTGTTGGTGCTGGTGTTGGTGCAGTTGCAGGTTTTGTAGCAGGAACTGCTTGAAAGTTTTCTAAAACTTCACCAGTTTCTCTATCTACTACAACCTTTCCACGCTGATATCCAACTCTACCACCTTGAGTATAGTCTTGTCTAGCTATTCCACCGCTTCTTTTTCTATTTCTTCTTTTTGCCATTATTAAATCCTATATACCTATTTTACTTAACTTCAAAGAGTTTGTCAACCTTTTCATGTAACTTTTCCATTCTTTCCATTAAGAGATTAAAATCATCTTTTAGTTCTAGTTTTGTGACATACTCTTTCGCAATCTCTTCACGTGTTTTATTAATGAGTATGTCTTGTCTTTTAAGCTCTGAAGAGTTTTGTCTAATCTGAAACCAGATTGGAGCAAGTATCAAAGTTATGAGAACATTCCAAACAATGTAAGGTGATACCATTTCCATGTTAGTCTACCTGTGGCAATTCGCCAAGAGGTCTGACTGGTGGTGTGTCATCGTTGTAAACGTATAAAGCTGCTAAAGCATCTACGTCTGCAGCATTTGTAATCTGTGTACACATAGCGTTAGCTTTAGTTCTTACTGCAGCTCTTTTAGTTGTAATAGAACTAGGAACTGCTGTACCGCCTTCTTGTGCTCTAATGACCATCCAGTCTGTAGGTTGTAAGATACCACCGGCTTGTGCATTGATAGTGTCTTTATAGCCTTGACGGATACCGGGTTGCTTTACATCACCTACAGAAGTTCCTTCCGGCATATCTTCATCACCTTCTGCCCATAGAACATCGTCTAAAGGTTTCGCAGTTGCCACACCGTATGAAGCTGTTACCACACCGTCTGCAAAGTCAAAGCTTTGATTGGTGTTGATGTAATACTCTTTATCTTTTAAGTTTGTGTTGTCGATAACGATTTCATAAATCCCTATAGCTTCTAGCTCTGAAGAACTCCAAAGCATAAAAATATTACTAGGATAATTTACATTACCTATGGTTAAACTTTTAGGTCTTGTATAGACCTTTGTTACGTTATCTGATTCTACTAAAGCCCACATAATTTACCTCGCTGTTGTTGGGATTCCTGTTGATGTTGTGAATGGATTTTCTGCAAATGCCATGTAGA